TAAAACCTTTTCTTTGACTGTTTTAGTTAGCTTATTTGTGCTTCCTGCTACTCTGCCACCTGTTTTTGGTTTTCCTTTCTCAAAAGCCATTCTATTAAATTCTAATTTAGAGCAAATATACAAAAAATAATTAAAATAATGGATTTATATAACATTTAATACCATTTTTCTCACCTATATACCCATTTTCAGCATTACTAAGTTCCTCGTCAGTCCAATTATAGTAACATCTGATTTTTTTCCACGTATTAATATTAAGCGTTAAGGTATAATCTTGTTTAGGTATAGGCATTTGAACTAATGAGTTAAATGCTTTTGTGAAATCTTCTATTTCCATAATCTAAAACGGTTTAAATGTTTTGTTATAATAATCTATTGAATTTGATTGTTCCATTAATCCAGCATCGTAAGCATCGATGATCTGTTGTTTTTCTTGTTCTAATATTTCAGTAGCTTTTATCTGTAATTCTAATGGTAGTTCAAACGAATACGCATTAAGCCACTCTATCCATTCATTCATTGCTGTTTTCATATCTATTTTTTAAAATTGTTAAAATTCGCTAATACTTTAAATTCCTCAAGTGATCTAATTAAATGGTATTCATAACCTAGTAATTTAACTCTACTTTCAAAATCCTTTTGTTCTGCACTTTGAATCCCTTTAGGCATCTTTAATTCAATAAAGCATAGTTTACCATTCGGGAATATAACAATTAAGTCTGAAGCCCCTTTAAGTAATCCAGTAGCTTTAAATGTCATAGCCTCTCTAATGTTACGAGTTCCACCGTTTGGGACGCTAAAAATTAACCCACGATTAGGATGGTGCTTTAAGCAATATGTGTTGTGATAATACACAAAAATGTGTTGTTGTAGGTTGTTTTCGTTTTCTATTTTCATATTTTTTTGTTTTTAAATGTTCCCTGTTCCCTATGTTTTTTATTCAAAGACTTTTAAGAATATCAAATGAATTATTTTTATTACTATTAATATATATAAATATATTAGTTTATATATATTATTAAGGAACAAGGGAACAAGGAACGTTTTTTTATTGATTATCAGTTAGTTATATAATATTACTTAAAGTGAACATTTTGGGAACAGTTAAGGAACAAGGGAACATTTTTTGTTTAAAATTGGTCTTTTCCATCAATTATTATATTTTCTCCTTCATTAGACCATAATATTATTCCTTTTTTAGTTCCATTATTTACCCTATAATTTTTATATTCAAGTTTATTTTTTGTTAAAACTTCCTTTAAATCATATTTAGTTGGCTTCAAAATTGACTTAAAATTTAAGTGTTCTAAAATTTCTCCTTGATTCCAAACTTTTTCAAAATTATGATTAGTAGATTGTTGTAATGAAAAATGTTTAAAAAATATTTCTTCTATTGGTAAAACAGTTTCATTGTGATTTGCATTTTGTCTTAAATATTCTATTTCTTCCTCAGTTCTTAATATCCATTCAAAACCACTTTTTAAAAGATTATAGGCTTCGATTATAAGACTTGTTTTATCAATCTCAAGCATTCTATTGTAATCTACTTTTTCTACGCTTATAGGTAAAATACGTCGATTTCCTGTAACATCCTTTAAAATATCAATTTCGTTTGTTGTTCCGCAAAGAATGGCACGTCTTTTAAATGTTTTAGCTTCACGCTCGTATGGTCGTCTTTGTGTTATTATATTCATATCACTAATGGCTTTATATTCCTTAACATCTTTAAAGGCTTTACCACCAAACTCATCATCTAATACTAATAAGCTATTGCATAAAGTGTACATACTATCTTTGTCGTGTCCGTTTATTTTTGCTTCAACAATATATTTATCTAGTTCTTTTGGCATAATGTTTCTTAAAAAGCTAGTTTTTCCAGTACCGTGTTGTTGACCAGTAAGAACTAAAGTAAGAGGACATACTAACTTTTCATTATGTGTTGACGTCCAATTATGTAAAGCCCCTACAATCCATTTACGAAAAGCCCAAACATTATATTCGCTTTGAGGATAAATACATTTAGCGTATTGTTCAATTATTCCAGTAGGATTTGATTTATTAGCATTAAGAAAGTCAGTAAGTACATTTATTTTAGTTACTTTATTTGAATTTAAAATTGATCTAACATCATTAATAGGAACATTAAACTCAAAGTTTTTCTTTGCGGCTAAATACATATCATTTACCTCTGTATCGGTTAATGTAACATCATTTAAAATATAAGTAGTATTAGTAATTAAATCAATTTTAGGTTCGAATGTATCAATTATAAAGTTTTCAAGTTGTTCAATTTCTTTAATATCAGAGTTAACCTCTTTTGAAAAATCAATTTTACTTTCTATTAATTCTTTAATAAGTTGTTCATCTTCATCATTTACTATAATTTCGTTAACTATAAGTAAATTTTTAGCAACACTTTCAATAGTTGGGTTTCCTTGAGCCTTTGAAATTTTAACACGATTTATTATATTTTTTGTTTTTTCGCTATAAATTTGAATATTAGCTTGTTTACAGTAATAGTAAAAAGTTCCTATTTTAACTTTGCCAGTTGAATTTTTACAAAGACCTTTCCAATCTTTAGAACATTTTTCACGGTTATATTTATTACCAAATTGGCAAATAAAGTGGAATGTTTCCTCCCCATTAATACCGAATTTATCAAATAATGACAAACCGATACGGATATAAGTATGGTAATCTTCATTACATAAATCAATATGACGTTCTTTAATTTGCTCTAAAATATTATCAAAGTCTGATTTTGTATAAATAAAATTTGTTTCTTTTGGAGCTTGAAATTTTTTAACCTCTTTAGCTATAAATTTCTTTGCTTTATCATTTACAAAAATATCAGGATCATAAGACAAATACCTTAAACGGTTTCTGTTTTTGCAGGATTGGTCTATTGTTATATTATAATTTTTATGATAATAGTCAGCAAGTCCATCAAAGCTATCTTCGAATTTATCAGGGTTTATCCTAACAAATATACAAAGTCCATCTCCACCAAATGATTTATGATAAATGTATGTATAGTCATCATTTTTAATGTCTTCATTAATTTGTCCATCAATATCAATAACTATTAATCCATTCATTGATTTAATGTTATTATCAGTTTTAGCGCCTTCGTTAAGAATAGCAGAACCAGTAACACATTTGGATGTATTTTTAATTTTCTTATATTCTTCTTCGTTCCCTTGTTGTTTAATAGCCCTTGCTTTTAAAACTAAGTCTTGATTTGCACCGTGTTGAATAAAACCAATATAATTTTCAATATCAATTTCTTTTTTTGTTTTAGAATATTGATTGTCGTAATAAGACATTTGTACTTTAGTTGCCATAATAATTTGCTAATTTTTCTTTTATTTTATTAATTAAATATTTGTGTGTTCTATGAACTCCGCTTACTAAATCGTGTTTACTGTTAAAAATAGAATAACAATGTTTTACAATTTCTAGTATTTTTTTATCAAGCCTACCATCATTAAGATTTGATAAATACTGTTCTTTGCTTACTCTATAATAACGAAATAAATCAAATGTTTGATTAATCATTATTCTATAAGCAAAGTTCAAATCTTCATTTATTGAAAGGGTGTAAAGATATATTTTTTCTGGATTAGGTGTAGGAATTTTTTTAATTGGAGTTGTAACTAAATTACTTTCAGTTTGATTAATTTGCTTTTCTTTTTTTACAACTTCTGTTTGACACTCAGGACAAACGTCTATTGCTTTTGGAAAATAAGCCCCACACGCTTCGCAAGGTTGTAAATCATCTAAATGTACTTTTTTAGCTTTTTCTTTTTCTTTTTGCAGTCCATTAAAAAATATTTTTTTCCAATCCCTTGTTGGATCGCTCCATTCATTATGCCTTTCAATATTATTACCTCCATCAATTAAAATAAAACTATCCTTATAAATTTTATTTGTAGACCGCCCACCACGTCCGACCATTTGCAAAAATAAAGATAGGCTATTTGTAGGACGGTTTAAAATTACAGCTTCAACATCAGTAACATCAAAACCAGTTGTAAATTGTCCAACATTACATAATATTGCATTTGGTGTTGATTTAAACCATTCAACAACTTGCTTTCTGTTTTCGCATTTATTTACAGAATCGGATAATTTAACATTATATCCTGCCTCTTTAAATTTCTCATAAACTAATAAATTTGATTTTGAACTTGCATTAAAAACCATTGTTTTTTTACCTTCACAAATTTCTTTATAATTTAAAACAACATTAAATAAAGCATCTTCACTATTATAAGCATCGTTCATTGACGCTTCACTAAAATCTCCACTTTTATTATCAATTTTTAATTTTGAATTATCGGCATAGTTTTTAATAAATGATATTTCTTGTACTAATTTACCGTCATTAATAAGATCATTAATAGATGCACCAATAACAATATCCTGATAAATTTCAGACATAGTAAAAGGACGTGTCCATTCAATTACCTCATCATTACAACAATGTGTTAAATCTTCATAAACAGTTTTACAATGTTTACATTTAAAAAATGTAATTTTCTTTAAAACTATTGGTGTTGCAGTAACTCCAAGTATTTTAGAAAAAGCAAAATATTTAAAAACTTTATCAAAAATTAAAATATGACATTCATCACATATAACTAAATCAACATCTTTAAAAAAATTATCATTAACATTTAAACGATTATCTGCTGTTTGCACCATTGCAACATAAACATTGCAATTATGTTTTAGTTTTTTTGTTTTAGATGTTAAGGCTTCACAAGTTAATCCTATTTGATTTAAAGATGCTATTGTTTGATTAACTAATTCAATCCTATGGCAAAGTATCAATACTTTTTTATTTGTTTTTTCAACCCATTTTTTAGTGAGAAAAGAAAATACAAAAGTTTTACCACCGCCAGTAGGTAATTGGTAAAGCACTCTTTGATTAGTTTGGAATTTTAAAAATATTTCATCAATACTTTTTTGTTGGTGTTCAAATGGTTTAATCATAATAAAAAAACCCTCAAGTTGTCGAATGTTCCGCCCTACATTTTCATATAGGCATCCAACCCCTTGAGGGCGTTTGTGTGTTATATATACTATCTTAGCGGAATTAAGATATTAACTTTAAATAAGAACTGTTTGCAAATATACTATTAATTATTCAATTAACAAAATATAATCGGTTTTTTATTTTTTCTATCTGATAATCAATACTTTACGAAATAATGTGAAAATAAATTTGGTAGTTGTGTACGAAGTGTGTACATTTGTCAAAGATAATTAATTAATAACTTTAAAAAACTCTGACAAATGAAAGCAATCGTAACTGTAAAAAATGAAAACGGAATAGTTTACCAATCTGAGTTTAAATCAATAGCAAGAGCTGTCGATTTTGCAAAAGAATCTATAAAAGTTGGATTTCATTCTCCTGTTTTTGAAAACGCAAAAAGAAAAGAAATTTTTGTAAATGCAAATGGATTTAATAAATTTTATAAGTTTTTAGTTAGATAACCACCTTAACAGGTCAGAGGGTTAAGCCTCAACTCAAACCACGCTCGATATACGGTAGCGTGGATTTTGAGGTATAAGAGTTCATTGACGTATTGTGAAGACCTACAAGTATAGCTTACTGTTAGGAGGAAGATTTAAGCTAAACACAGCGGTTAAGCCGTGCCATTCGATTGGCAATGTGTTCTAAAAATTAATAAAAATGGAAACTGTAAAAATTGAAATAAACAAAGAACTGTTTGACGAATTTGTTAAACAAGGCGTGGTTAGTGTAGAATCTCTAAAAGAAGTCAATATACACGATGATTTCTTTAAAGATGACAAAACTCATATTGAATTGAAAAAAGCGTCTATACTGGCATACAAAGAATTGAAAATTTACGAATTTAAAAAACGACATAATATAAAACCATGAAAACAAAAGACAAACCAACAACCGTTTACACAGTACGAGTAGACACTAAGCTGAGAAAAGCAGCTGAATTAAAACATAATCCTACCGAACTAAGAAAACAAATTGCTAAAAAATTAAATAACTTTTTTAAATCTAAAATATGAATTACATAATTCCAACACTAATGCTAGTAGCCTTAATGTACGTGACTTTCACAATGGCTAATGAGTATAGAAAACGTAAAAGAGTTAAAAATATTCAAGCGTTTTTTGAACAAAAGCAAAGATTCGAGATTGAAGCAAAAGTTCGCAAAACAATTGAATATAAGGCTAATTGGTGGGACAATTTCAATATTGAATTGTATGTCAAATTTTTAGAAAATAGATAAAATGAACTGGAATAACGCAAAACTAAACGAGATACAAGCAATAGAGAATAGCCTTATTTATCATGCTAATTGTGGTAGTAGTAGCAAATTATTTACTACATTTATACACTCTACTAGTGAATGGATTGATAAAGAAAATACTGCGAAAGAAGTGCATATTAGCCCTTATAAGATACAACTAGACAAAGATATTGATATGGTTGCTTATCATATTGAAAGTGGATTTACAACGGATGATGCGTTTGAAGCTGCTGGTTTAAATAGACATAGCTTTTATAGTAAAATGACCGACACGCATCACAATATTTTAAACGCAGCCAGAAAGAAACGTAAACATAATAGGAATTATTAAAAGAAATATAAACCAATAAAAACAAACAAAATGGAAATCAAAGGACAAATTAAGGCTATCATGCCAGTAAAAGAAACCGCTACTTTTAGAAGTATTGAAGTAATTATAACAACCGATTTTGACGGTAAATATCCACAACATTTAAGTTGTCAACTTTCACAAGGAAAATGTGATTTAATTAATGGTGTTGCAGTTGGTGATTTGGTAAGTGCTGAAATAAATTTAAAAGGGCGTGAGTGGACAAATCCACAAGGCGAAGTGAAATACTTTAATAGTATTGATATTTGGAAATTAACAAAAAATAATATTGCGTTTTAAATAATTAATTGTAAATTTGTAAACCGCTAAATTTTGGGAGAGATTTAGAACAACGGTTAACCTTTTTAAATTAGGCTGCAATTCTCCCATTGTAGCCTTTTTTATTTTTATGAAAAACGATATAAGCAAATTAACAAAAGAACAACTTGAAGCGTTTATAATGGGCGTCCAAGAAACATTTGAACGTGGTGATCAAATAGACGAACGCAAAGAACTTAATTGGATTGTCACAGAAATTGATAGCGCATGGTCAATTAAAGCACAATGGATTAAATCTGTTACACGTTTCCCCTTAGTTAATCCAATGACTGACAAAGAAGATATTTATCATTACGATGATTATTATTTTCAGATATTAACAAATCAATCAAAACGCAAATTATGCGCTGAGATTATTGACGCAATAGAACAAGTTAACTTAAACGATTTTAACGAAGATTAAGATATGGAAAATAAAAAAAACATATACCAAAAATTACTAACCATACAACAAAAAGTTAGCGGATTAGGTAAGGATAGAAAAGGTAACAACTTTGAGTATGTAACTGGTAATAAAGTATTAGAACACATTAAGCCACTAATGAACGAATTAGGGTTAATCCTAAAGATTGAAGTTTTATCCATTGATAATGTACGTCAAGATTATCAAACACGTAACGGTAGTAAGTGTGAAATTAACTCTAAGGTTATGATGCGATTTACATGGGTAGATACTGCAACTGGAGAAACTGACGTTAATTTATTTGGTGCTAATGGGCAAAATGATTGGGACAAGGGAGTAGGTTCTGCGCTTACTTATGGTGAGCGTTATTTCTTATTAAAGTACTTTCACATTGCAACTGATGAAGATGATATTGATAATCCCGATTTAAAGAAGTCTGAGCCTATTAAACCACACCAACCAACAGTTGATGAAGTTAACGCTAAAATAATTAACGCTAAGAATTTATCAGAGTTACAAACTTTATTCCTAGCGCTTCCAGTTAATGAACAAAAGTTGGCATTTGTATTAAAGGAACAATTAAAGGCTGTATTGAAGTAAAGGCATAGAATTAATTAAAAAACAATAAAAAAATGGAAAAATTTATAAAATTAGCGTATATAAGAAAGCTAAATAAACAAGTGTCATTAGGAGAAATTAGTAGCTCACGAATGATCGAAATAATTAATGAGAAAGCGAGTGAATACGCTAAAATGTATGTTGAGAATTTTAAAATAGAAAAAGCTGAATTAACAACCGAAACTACTGCAATTGCAAATAAGAATAGCAGGTAACGTTTTGTCGATTGAAGTAAATAAATTAGTAACAAACAAATTAGAATATCAAATTATGGAAAATATCAACAACAAAGCGGAAACAATATTAAGAGAATATGTTGAATTTAAAGACATAAACCAAAGCGAAACAGTTGAATTACTCCCATTGACCATAGTAGATTGTATGGAGGAATATGCTATTAAAAAAATGATTGATAAAAAAACGAAAACCCCCAATGACGCAAAACCACTTTTAAATGATGGTTTTATTATTGACTTCTTTGAACTTATGTTTTTAGCTGAAAGTGTAATACCAGAACGTCCAATAGCACGTTCAATGTGTTTTGATGATTTTTCTGAACGTCATTATCATAATATGAATGAAAATCAAAGAAAACAATTTTTTGAACACGTACAGAAACAACCTAGTTTCTCATTAGAAAACGAAAAATGTAGGCATTTTTTCGCAAGGTTTAATCCAAAGAATCAATATTTAGTATCTTGTTTTCATAATGGTAAAGCTGATGAAATAAGATGCTACCTTTTCAATGATAAATTCCACACTTCAAAAAATAGAAGTGTAAATCCTGAATATATTAAAACTTATATATCTGAATATAGTGAGTAAGTTTCTGCTAACGTTTTGCAGCTAATAGATCGGCTTTCTGTTTATTAGCTGCTGTTATAAGTAGTTGCAAATTATTAACGATAAATTTTAAATAAAATGGAAATACAAGACATAATGAAAGCGTTGGCAAAGAAAGGAATTTCTACATCAATGCACTACAATAGCGAAAAAGACCAATGCTATGTAGATTTAGAAACAAGAGCAAAAAGTGAATTGCACTTATACGAAGATGGCATATTACGAGGAAGGTATCAATATGAAAAACAAATTGATTTATCGCAAGATGTTGAATTATTGGTAACTGAATTGTGCCACGAGTTTAACAATTCATTACACGGTAGAAATTACTGTCAAGAAGCGTGGGCTGAATTATGTCGTTCAAAGGGGATAGTTCTTGAAATGTACGGAATGTAGCAATTACTTATAACGGTTTCGGGCTTGGCGAAGTGCCGCTACTCGAAACTTAAATTTTAGCACTAACTGTCTTGCGTTAAAATAAATTTGATAGTGCTAAATATATTTTGTATCTTTGTAAAAAATAAATGATATGAAAGTTTGTTCAAGATGTAAGGTAGAAAAAGAAGCAAAGTTCTTTAATTACGATAAGCACCATAACCGTATTCGTTCAGTTTGCAAAGAGTGTAGCAACGAAAGAAACAAAGAATGGATTAATAATAACAAGGAGAAATACTACGAAAAAAAGAAGGAAAACTACCATAAAAATAAAGAAAAGATAAGGTGGTATTCGGTAAAAAGTAAGTATGGAATTACTCGTGAAGATTATGAGCAAATGTTAAAAAAACAAAAAGGTAAATGTGCTATTTGTGAAACAGAAGAAGCAAAACATTGGGAAACAAATAACCTTTTAATTGACCATTGCCACAAGTCAGGTAAAGTAAGAGGATTGCTTTGTAATAATTGCAATACAGCTTTAGGTCTTGTGGATGATAAAATAGAAGTTCTGAAAAGAATGATTAAGTATTTAAAATAGTATAGCTATCTCACGGCATTTTGCCAAACCCGTGTTATGGGATAGTTTTAAAAACCTTTTAGGGTGGGCATTTAAAAATAATATTAAAATGATAACATCAATTTCAAAAGAACTTTACGAAGTTCAAATTCCAAACTTTACAGGTGAAGTAAAAATGCTTCCTTTTAATCTTGAAAACTTGGCAGAAATACCAACTCAATTTAAAGAAATGGTATCTAAAATGATTGAGGCATTACCGATTAAAAAAGGTATTGCATACTTAACTGTTGATGGTAAATTAGTTGAGAAGGGTAAAACACAAAGACGTGGCGGTGTTCATATTGATGGGAACTATTTACCTTCATTGAGTTGGGGAAATGGTGGCGGGAATGGATGGAAAGTTGGAGAAGGTGGTAGAATATTATCTTCAAAAGAGCATAAACTATCCTATGAAAATGAAACAGGTGGGATGCTAATAGCTTCAACTTATCCAGCTTGTAAAGGATGGAATGGTGTATTTGAAGGTAAGCCTTACGTTGGTGGAGATTGCACAAGATTGAAAGGATTAGACGAAGGCTTTGTGTTAAAACCAAATACTGTTTATTATGGTAATAGCCAATGGTTACACGAAAGTTTACCTATTGATAAAACAACTCATAGAATAGTTGCGAGAATTACACTTCCGATGGATTATCCTGTTCTCGGTGCGGTGGGAAAAGGTTTTTAAAATTTCCCATAACGTTTTGCGGCTAATAAATCGGGCGGTGGAAACCTAGTAGATGTCCGCCTGTTTATTAGGTGCTGTTACCTGCTGGCGGACTGAATGTTGCTATAAGATAAAATATAAAAAACACTATGAAAAAATACACATACAGAGATTTAAAGATTGCTTTTTTATTAGGCTCAATATTATCATCTTTATTACATATTTTAATTGTTGAATTTTTTTTTTAATAAATAAAATGCCGATGTGTGATTAAATTATTCCAATGGCTAATACACAAGTTGTATAAATGTAAGTGCCTGAAACTTACCACATCATGCTACGGGCGGAATAAGTCGGCATTTTATCAAAAAAATATAAATAACAATGCACCAACTTACCTATAACGGTTTGCAGCTAAACGAGGTGGCTGATTATACCTCAAACTTAATTAAAATCACAAAATTATGAACACAGAAAAAACTCCATTAGAAAACGAAAGCCAGCCATCTTGTTTAGGTGCTGTTATGCCTCGTTGTTCTACTTGTAAATTTTGGAATAATTCAGATTCAGAGACAAGTTGGAATAAACAGCACAAAGATCATATGGATTTACCGTATAAAGAATATGGTTCTTGTAACTCGGATGGATTTAGTAAGCATACTTTTTTTGGTACTAATTATTTTGGGAACTATACACATAAGGATTTCGGGTGTGTTTTTCACAATGAGGCATAACGTTTTGCAACTTTGCGACTGTTACCGATAAGGAAGCCGAAAGCATTGATTAAACACTAATTAAAACAAATACAAAATTAACAGAACCAAAAGCCTGAAACGGTAATAGCGCAAAATTGCTGTTATGCACAGTATGGCTTATAAAAACAAATTTAATTATGAAAACACAAGAGCAAATATTACAAACAACTCCAATATTTTTACATAATTGGACTTCTAAAATTGATATGATTAAAGATTTTGAAAATGTCTATATAACAGAAGCGGAATATAAGGCAGAAAAACCACCTTATGCTAATGTTGAGTATTGGGAAGAAAAAAAGACTAAAATGACAGAAGCCATAAAAAGATATGAAAATAAAAACATTCTTTTTGCTTCTTACGGACAAGACAATTATTCTGGTGATGCTTGGGTTTTATTTGAAGAAGATGGAAAACTATACGAGGTTAATGGTTCACATTGTTCTTGCTATGGTTTAGAAGGACAATGGGAAGCCGAAGAAGTTGTATTGGCTGAACTTGAAAATAGATTAACTAAAGGAACTTTTGGACAAGATTATTATTCAGGAAATGAATTTTCAAACGAGCTAAAAACGTTCTTAGGAATCGAATCGTAATATTGTGCATAACGTTTTGTGGCTTTGCGATGGCCGCATAGAATAATTTAATTATTAACCGAGATGTGTCAGGCGGCTATTGCAAAACCGCTGTTAGCCGCTGGCCTTTCTCACAATACAAATAAAAATGACAATGACAAACACAGACGTAGTGAAAAAACTTATAGGCAAAACACAGCCTTATGGAGATTCAAACATTGATAGAGAAAGGTTTGAAAACCTAAAAGCAATGTGTGAGCTTGTTGGAGATTTGATTGAAGAAATTAAAGACGCTGCAAAAGAAAAAGACAGATACGAAAGTTCGATGAAAGAAATGGGATTGTATGCCTATAAGTTTTTGTCGCAACTTGAAACGGAGGTAGGGTTTTAGGCTTGCGGCTAACGTTACGCAGGTTTATTTAGTGCGGGATTTTACAGATGAATTAATTTAAAAGCAGAAAATATGAATTTACTAAAATGGTTATTTGGGAGCAGGAAACCCGCATTGAATAAACCTGTTGTTAGTGGCAGTTGCAATCAATATGATGCCCATCAACAATTGCTTGTAGAAAAGGTAATTGAGATACTTAAAACGAAGCCTGAATGCTTTAGTGCGAGGTGGTTTACTGGCTCATCATTAGATGCCTCTGTTAGAAGTAAAGATAAACAAATATTGATAATGATTAACGATGGACAAATTACTCAACCAGTAAACCCACGAATGAGCAAAGAGCAGAAGGAGATGGTAAAGCAATTGATTGAACCGATCGTTAAAAAGGACAGTGATTATCTTATTGAGAAGCTCGTCTGCAATTGCCACTAACGTTTTGCGTATATACGAGGTACGCCTTAACGAAAATTCAAATTACAAACAAATGCTTGTAGGCGTATCTTGTATATACGCTGTTATAGGCAGTTAAAACGTAAAAATTATGTATTTCTTACAACATTATGTTATTGATTGGGATAAGGTCAAAACCCAAGAGGATTTAATTACAATTCTTAAAAACCTACAATTAGGATTTGAAAACCCAAGCGAAGATTTAAAGAAACTTTGCAAGTTCGTTAATAAATCCGATGGTCAAGAGGTTACGTTTGATTAATTGCCTATAACGTTATCGAGCCTTGCACAGCGAAGGTGTCGCCCGAGTTGTGCAAGGGTTGGGTTAGTGGTTGATGGCACACAATGTTACTATGAAAAATTAATGTTAAATAAATATAAATTATGGAAAACTCAAAAGGAAATGTAACTATTACATTAGAACACTATGAACAATTAAATAAAATTGCTCAAGGATTAAAAGAAAAGAAAAATATATCAATGTACAGTTACTCACAATACGTTTATTTAATTGATGAAAAAGAAACGTATGATTATTTTTTAATTAAAATTAAAGAGTTAAACGAAAAAGTAAGGTTAGCAGAAGAAAAACTATCAGAGAAAAGTAAACCAAAAAAATGGTTTTAATAATGCTACCATTTACCACTAACGTTCCCACGCTTGGCGAAGTGGCGGACTTTGGAAACGAAATCTGTCTGCCTTGCACTAAACTTGAATTGAAAACGAAAATGATTATTAACCGAGAACCCGCCATTTTGCCAAACGTGTGTTAGTGGCTGGGCTTCTCACAAAACTAAAAAAATGGAACAAATTTATTATTGGATTGGATTGTCAGTTTTTTGGCTTTCTGCCACAATTGGAAGTGTAATTATAGTGGGCTATTTATTAAAAGAATTGCTTGACTACTTAGGAAAAAAATTTAAAATATTATGGGTAATGGTAGAATTTGCCCACTACAAAAAAGAGTTTATAGAATGGGTAAAAGACAAAAAACGCCATCCGAAGTCGCAATAGCCTTGCCACTAACGGTTTGCAGCTAATAAATCGTTTGTAAACCACATTTGGCATATTAACAGCTATGCCAAATGTTTATTAGGTGCTGTTATAGCCAGTACGGTTTAATTAGTAGGAACTTTAATCGAAGAAATAAAAAAAGAATTTAAAAAATGAGCGAGGGACAAATAGAATTATCATTTTGGGTTACGAATGTTGATGCTAAAATAGAAGCATTTAAGAACCGAGAAGCAAAAGCAAAAAACACTTTTGTATTATCTGAAATTGACAAAGCAGTTGCATATAAATTTATAGCACAATACCATTATTTGAAAGATGCTAAATTTTTTGCTAAATACTGCTACGGAATTTTTATAGATAATGTTTTGGTTGGATGTGCAACTTACTCAAACCCACAGGGGATAGTAGCAATGAAAAGTTGGTTTGGACTTGAAAACGATAATCAAGACGTATTGGAATTGAGCCGACTTTGTATGTTGCCAAAGTTAAACGGAACAAATGCCACAAGCTACCTACTTGGTAACTCATTGAGATTATTAAAATCAAAACAAGTAAAAGCTGTGATAACTTTGGCAGATGATTCAAGGCACGTTGGCTCAATTTATCAAGTCTGTAATTTTAAATACTATGGTTTGACTGATAAGAAAACAGACTTTTATACAGCCGATGGAAGAATAAACCCAAGAGGACAAACGAAAGATATAAAAGGGGTTTGGCTACCAAGAACGCAAAAGCATAGATATTGCTACACACTTGATGAAAGTTTGATTTGCTTACTAAAAGAACAACCAAAACCAAATATAGGAATGATAAACAATTACGAATGTTGCAACCAAACTAATAAAGTGTTTGATAAACGGAATAAGGAATGGTATAGTTGCCCAAAATGCACTAATTCTATTTCTCTTTTAGGTGTGGAGGAAAATTTTTTAAATTCTTTTTCTAACGAAAGTTCAATCGAAGCACAAAAGTAGTATTGGCTATAACTACCTGCTAAGTACTACCCTAATAAAATCAATACTTTCAAAGATACAATGTAACTAAAAATACACATTATGGATACTAATATAAATCTATGTAACATTACGCTTACTTACAATCAAATCG